GTCACACCATCTAATATATTTAACTCTGCCGCAGTGGAAGTAATGTCTGTAATGTCTGCCGTGGTGATGTTGGCTACGCTAAAAGTGCCATACGCCACAATGTCTAATATCTGACCTACTGCCGCGCCTGACGATAACACTACAGAAGTGCCAGACGAGTCTGTAAAGTCAGTTGTATTGAGTTTAACCCCGTCTAAATAGACATCAATAAACCCTGAGTCAAAACCACCTGTAACGGTGAAAGTTGTTTGACTTGCTGTAGCTGTGAACGACTGTCTTCTGGATGTGCCATTGACCGATGAGCCAGCAGACTGCCAACCCGATGAGCCATAAACTTTTAGAATATCTGCTGTGGTATCAAAGTAAAGATCACCAGAAGTTAGTGATGATGTTGGCGCGGAAGACGATATTCGGTAAACTTCAGCAAAGGCATTTACGTCTACAATGTTCGTAGCTACCGTTGCCATGTTGGTGACATTCGCGGAAGTACCTAATGTATTCATAGATGACACAATCGCGGCAGTTCCTAACGTATTCATGTCAGCAACTACGTCTGCTGTCGCTAATGTGTTCATATCAGAAACGATGTCGGCTGTTCCTAATGTGTTCATGTCTGCGACTGCATCGACAGTACCTAACCTACCTATCTCTGTAGATTTTGCCGCTACGCTTGTGACATCAGATGAGATGCCCGCAACCGTTGTGATGTTGCCTGAGATACCATTCAGATTACCCATGTTAGTAACATTGGTAGCAGTTCCCAAGGTGTTCATGGCTGTCACATTGGCAGACGTTCCAAGGACATTCATATCCGTAACAACATCTGCCGTTCCCAGTATGCTGAGATCGGTCACTACTGCGGCTGTACCTAATGTGTTCATCGCTGTGACAGTCGCGGCTGTTCCTAATGTATTTAGGTCAGCTACGACATCGGCTGTGCCTAACGTGTTCATGTCTGCGATTGCGTCAGTTGTACCCAGCAATCCTATCTGAGTAGATTTTGCCGCTACGGTTGTTATATCTGTAGAAATCCCTGCGGCAGTTGTAATATTCGCGCTGATCCCAGCGAGGGTATTCATATTGGTCACATTACCAGCCGTTCCTAACGTGTTTAGGTCAGAAACGACATCGGCTGTGCCTAATGTATTTAAGTCAGATACAACATCGGCTGTACCCAATGTGTTCATATCGGAAATTGCATCGGAAGTACCTAGCAATCCGATCTGCGTTGCTTTGCCAGCAACCGCAACAACGTCTGCACTGGTTGCCCAGTATTTTGAGGAATATTCTGTGCCAGACACTACCCCAGAAGTTTTTGTTGCCCAATCCTGTGCTAAATCACGGGCTGTCTCTGCCGCAGTCTTTGCGGTTACTGCATTTGTCTCTGCTGTCTCTGCGTGGGTTTCGGCTAGTTCTGCCGCTGTTTGAGCAGTCTCAGCATTTGTCTCTGCGGTTTCTGCCGCAGTTTTTGCAGTCTCAACATCAGCTACATTAATTGCCAATGACCACTTAGTTGCCGCAAGGTCTGTGGCGAATGTGCCAGCCGTGTGACCTACGAGACAGAAGTATAAATTCTTGGTTGACGAATCCCTTACGGTGTCGTGGAGAACATACGCTGTGGTAGTAGTCCAATCGCCCTGCCAGTTATAAGGTTGGTATAAAACCAAGTCACCAGAAGAATCAAACCCAACAGTTTTTGCCGCACGATTAGCCGCTGACTCAGAAATAAGCTGATCTGCTGTCGTTCCAACAGGGAGTTTTATTGACCGTGTGGTCACTAACTCCGCGCTATCAAACCCAGACTCAACAGAGTCAACCCTGTCATTAATATCACTTGCCCTAGCCGTAGTCCCTGATACGAGGTCTGTCGGTTTAGTGTAAAAATTACTCATCGAATTAGACCCCTTATGGAATAATTAACTGAAACGCCTTGTACTGTGAAAGACGGATCGCTTGAACTTGAATGATAAATCAACGTAGACATATTTCTCCCAGAGCCGTTAAGCACAGCTTCCATCTGCGATACAATCGTGGCAGACCAGTTGAAATCTGCCCAATCAACGGTATCCCAATAACCCCCAGAACCAGCAACCGTCAATTCGTCTGAGATCGAAGAAGTCTCTACCCCATAACCGTAATCAGCAACCATTCGCATAGTCGCTTGACTACCAACTTCCATTTCAAGAAGTAGTTTTCTAAATCGCTTTTGTCTGTGTGGGGTTTTGAATGAGTTAAATACTAATCGCAAGAAGGAATCAATATCCCCACCGTTAAACGATGTCCCTGTATCCAGAGCCATGACTGAACCATCAGTGCAACCCATGTATTTGGAAGATACGGCAGTCGGCACATGGTCAATTAGCCATGAAGTCCACCCCAATAACTTGTTGTTGACGATGGTAGCTACGGCAACTGTCTTATCATTGAAAAATAATCTGTATTGATTCTTTTCATAGTTGACAGATGACCCGACAACTTTAGTCAGGCGGTCACTCAATAGTTTAGTGACTAGCGTAGAGAGTGAGGCAGTATTGAAATCACCAAACGCTTGGGTTGTACTCATGTAAGTGACATTACGACCATTGAACCAAACTAGCCCAGCATCAATAACTTCAGTAGTATTGGTCACAACACCTAACTCCGTGGAGAAAGATTTTAAATCCCAATCCGCAGAAGATGTGCCGTACAGGACACTGATCCTGTCAGCACCCGCGATAACTAAGGCATTTCCTCGCATGGAGTCAATGTTAGTAATTTCTGTACCAATCCCCAACTCACCAGCACCCGTGTTTAGTGTCCATGAAGTCGGATCGCCAACACCAGAATGTTGGATTGAACCCCCGTCAAAAGACAGGAATAAGTGATTTTTGTGTACACCAACATGAGTGGGTGTATCTGTGGTCATACCAGTAGTTAACTGTGTGAACGTAGTCCCATCAAATTGAAAAGCCTTATTCTTTCCGTCAACTCCATACATCTTCTCTGTCGCAGAAGACCCTGTGAAATTGTGGTTAACAAATTCAAACTTGCCAGAAGGTACTGGTAGAACAGCACTCGTTATCCGATCCCACCCAGTTGCAGTAGCCTTGTACATTCTGCACGAAAGACCGTCAGTGTGATTCCTAAACGCATAAACTACATCGTTGTATTCCCAAACACCTAGAATGTCTCCTGACCCAGCAACAACAGCGGGAGAGGCAGAACCATCGTACAAGGTATATCCATCCATACGCCTGTACCCACCAGACATTGCCGCCTCATAATTCTGAGCAACAATTGCCCTGCCAACAGGGATAGCCATAGCGGGAGATTCTAAATCCAAACCTCCCTTTAACGCCCAAGTCTCTGTACGAACGGTCATGCTAGAGGAACATTAGCAACTGAAGGATTTGGCATAGACTCAGCGGCTAAATCTGCCATCCGCGTAGCCAACTGCCTACTTGCGTCTTGATATAATTCTGGGGCATCTTGCTCTGCGGCAAGGTACAACATGGCTTGGTATAAAATTACTTCCGTGTGTGCTATAGGTAAAAAAGTAACACCGCCTATACTATTTGGGGAATTATCATTCGCTGTAGTCGCGGGTGAAACTATCGTGGACAATACTTGTGGCGCTCTGGTGTATTCAAAACTAACCTTCCCAATTACGTCAGGAACACTATTAAATTTAATACTGTTGTCAGGTCGAATTGTGAATTGCGTGGGTGTCCCAGAACTAGACAATGTATTGTCAAAATTCTCCCAGAGGACATACTTCAAATAAAACTTATTATCCCCCGTTGGGGTAGAGTGTATTAACGAGTAAGGACTCCATCTTCTCAGAACAGGGTCTAGTGCTAAGTCATCAACAGGGTGATACGATTGTTTATCAACAATAGTAGCGAAATTAGACTCACTCCATAGAAAGTTCCAATCTCGCTTATTTTGTATCTCAACCCATGCGTTTGATACCCATGTCACGACCTTCTTCTTAATGCCTTTTTGACCCGTTACGGAGAGTATTCCCTCTTCCGCAAGCCCAGCCTCCTTGATTAGTGTGTCACATAGGGTGAGATAATTCATTTAAGCTACCTTTGTATATGGAAAGCGTTTAATGTCGCGGGTTATTTCTTCACCCTTCCCATCACGCTCAAATCGGGTAATGATCGCATCGTCAATAACCCCTAAAACTTCGTTAGGAAGTGAAACTTCCTCTTCGCGCTTTATTTGGTACGCTACACCATTTAACTGAACGAAAATATCACCAGTTTCATCGGATGTATTGTGAAAACTGACTTTTGATCGACCAGTAGAAATTTTGTTTAACTCGTCTAAATCACTATTAGCTTGCGCCTTCTTTGAAGGGGCAATATTCTTTTTTGCAGACATAGATACCTCTATATAATTTTCTAATAAGAACAAAAAAACCGCCCGTTAAGGCGGCTTTCTCGCAGTTTTGACTAATAACTATTAGTCAGTAACGCCACACTCAGCCCTAACCATCCACGCATCATTTAAGATTACGCAAGTAGTCATAGACTTCCAACCAATGTGACCACGTTGGGCAAGAGGATCACTCTCGCTTGGGTGTGGGTTCACAACAGATGGTGTGATTGATGCTCTACCTTTCAACGGAACAATACCGAAAGCATCACGGGCGATAAACAACACTGGGTATACATCAGCAGATGTACCCGCTGTTGAAATCATAGTGCCTTTAGCACCGCCCGCATTTGCCCATGCCGCAAATACAGTAGAACTTACATAACGTACATCCTCAATCTTACCAATCTCAGACTCGTATGGAGTCATTGACCCATACTTCTCAGTAGGAGTGAAACCAGCAATATTGCGAATATCCCCTTCCATGTCTGGGTGAACCAGACCAATGAAAGAAGGTGCTACGGCTTCAGTGCCATAACTTGGCGTAGACCGTACAATCTTAGTGATTGCTCTAGCGTTCTGACGTTTTAAGTCACGGATAGATTTACGCTGAAGAGACAATGTTAATGCAGTGTTTACAGCATTACGAGCCGCGCCATTTGCATAACGCACACCAGTACCCGCTTTTAAAACATTGAAACGAATTGTCTCAATAGTTTGTCCAGCTTGCTCACCGAGGATTTCTGTAGCCTCCTGTAGAACGGGGTCTTCATGTGTGTCTTGCACGATATCGGTGATAGTTACCAAATCGCCATATTGAGCAAGGTTGCCAGTTACATCAACTGCCGCTAGTTGCTTGGCTGTTGGTGTGACACCCTCAGTCAATGCAGTAGTCGCTAAAGCCAACGCTGAATAACGTCTGAACTTAACTTGCTTTGATGATTTAAGAGGGATAGGCTTTGATTGCCCAAACTTCTCGATTACTAAATGCGGAATTGCTCGTTTTAAAAGCTCCCGCTCCGCGAAGGTCGCGGTTCTTGGGGTAATATCCCCATACTCTGTATTAGCCATATATAAATGTCCTATTCAAAAAATTAATTAACGTCTGTACGCTGATTTTAAATCTGGGTCGTTCCTTTCAAGATAATCAAACAACGCATCTGGGTCTGAAGGCATACCACCTGAAGCACCCGCGCTGTGCTTTGATGATAGTCCAGTGCCATCTGCTAGTTGTTTCTCACGTTTATCTTGAATTTTCTCGACCTTTGTTCTTTCATCCTCGACAACAGAAGTTGGTTTACTCTTGTTAAATTGATTTAACATATAAACCGCGTCTGATGACTCGTTTGAATGTACTAACTGCTGTACAGGTTTTGGAAGTCCCTCTAACCACTCAGAAAATTCTGATGAGTTAACTTGATCCTTCCAATCTGGATATACCTCTTCCAACGCTTGCTCTTGAGTAGCTTTGGATCGCTCCTTCTCTGCCTCAAGTAAGGGTTGAACTACTTGGTTCATCCGTTTTTCTACATCAACAGTATTTGCCGGTTGGTGGCTAACTAAAGCCTCCACTGCGGCTCTTGCCTTATCCTCATCCCCAGAGTAAAGATCATCTACAATCTTCTTGGAGTCAATTTTAGGCGTGGGTTTCGCAACCTGTCTTGGTTGGGATGCCCGATTCAGCGTGTTATTAACTTTCTGAAGTTCATTTATCTGACGTTGAAGCGCAGAGACTCTACCCTCATCGGATTTATACTTATGTTGAAGTGAATCAAACTCTTTCTTGAGCGCATCATAATTAGATGGGCTAGGGTCTTCAACAACCTCTTCTTTCGTATCTTCCGAACTATTGGCTTTTACCTCTGTAGATTCCTCCTTAACTTCAGATTCCTCAACCGTGTCCTCAGAGGTTGCCTGAACAACGTCCTCAGTTTGTTTTGAATCATCTGCGTTAAAAATTTCATCTAGTTCTTTATCATCAATCTGACCTTCTTGCTGTTCCATAACACTTCCTTTAGCGGCTATCTAAAGCGGCTATTATTCATAATGTGCGCTTTCAGCTTTGCGGATTGGAGAGTCCTCCATCGGCAATTCCGAAAGCCCCCGTAGAGCCTTTATATAGCCCCGTGTAAATTGTGTCCGTTCAATGTCGGACTCAAAACTTTCTAACATCTCTTGTGCATCACGCAACTCAGACTTTGACCAATCATCAACAGTCTTCCAAGTCGCGGAATGTAAATTAATTCCCGACACTAAATGCCGCTACCCATCTTGCGTTTAAGTCCCATCTCCATGCGCCTGTTGTTCTCTCGCATCATGTCCACACCAATCTTCTTATCGTCTTGAGAACCCTTCGCGGCATCCCCCTGTAACTTGGCTTGAACTTGTCGCATATTGGTATTCTCTTGTACTGTCAACTTAGCCATTGCAATCTCACGCTCTTGCTGAAGTTTCTGTTGCTCAAGTTGTGCGTCTATTTGTATCTCTTGTTGTTTTAACTCAAGGTGCGCCTGACCTAGTGGATCAACAGGTGGTTGCTGTTGTTGCTGTTGCATCATCTGTTGTTGCATCTGCATTTCCTGTGCTATCTCAGCATCAGTCTTAACCACCTCATTAGGGTCAAGTTGCATGGAGGTCACAACTCTGCGGTAGAGTTCTGGCACATCGGTTAGTGGCTGTAGAAGTGGTGACGCGGCAATGTTGATGAGTGACATGGCGTTCTGCGCTTGCATCTCTTTAACTATAAGATGAGAAGAGCCGCGGGCATGAATACGAGCATCGCCCTTAACTTCTTGGTTAGGGTTAAATTGCATATTCCAATCATATAACCTCTGAATGAATGGCAATGTAATTCCATCATCCCAACCCTTGATCGCCCTACGCAAAACTGTATTTGCAGAGTTCATCAAGATTGACATCCCTGTGGCTGTGTTGACAGGTTGCGCCCCTGCCTCACCCTGCGCGATAGAAGGCAATCCAGCCTCTTCATCGGCAAGATCACGCGCCACGTTAAATAGTGCTAACAGTTCTTGCAGATGTCCGTTAATCTCAAATGTGCCAAACGCTTGCTGTACGTTAGAGGTTAAACCTTTAGCCCGCCATACTTTGCGAGGTCTGATTGACCAATCCCCGTCCACAGGTTCAATGGACGATTCATTAATCACAATCTGTGGCGCGGTAGATAACCCTGCATTGTCCATCGCCATTCGCCAACTGGCATTCATTGCCCGCTGACTATTGTTCATAAGTCTTGGAACTCCTAATCCAAATATAGAAGTGTCTGTTTTCTCCCATGTGAATACCGAATAAGGAAGATCGCCAGTGTCCATGATATTCATAGTGGCGCGGATAACCCTACCCTCGGTGAACCACACAACACCGCTCATTATGTCTAGTTCGTTGTCGGTATCGACCTCACAACCACAAGCCTCAAGATCATCCTTACTCAACTCACCATGATACTCCCACACTTCAAAACGTGATGCTTTCTGGTTAGTAATCCCAGACATGGCTTGCATTGTTTCTAGGTGATGTGACGTTGGATATTGCTCATCCTCGGATCGCAATAACTCATTAATCTGCCCAGCAAGATAACCTTCTTGCACAGCCAACTCACGCAAATCCTTTCGTGACATGATGTGGCGTTGAAGAACAAACTCAGCATCGTCTATCTTCCTAGCCGCCATGTCTGGAAAGAAATCCCATGGATCAACTCTCTCACAAGTCGGACGCTTGTCCATTGTGATCTCTAATACTTGTGCCGCGTTACCCATCTCATCTTGTTCTGTGCGCCAACGCTTAGTTGTTCTGTCGTAGACCGTGACACCCTTCAAAATGCCAGTACCCGTCAACACGGAGTCGTGAATAATCTCTCTACAGACCGATGCCCAATTAGCCTCTATTAACTGATCGTCCATCTCTTCACGCATCTTCTTAGATCGCGCGGTTGCCTCTTCCATAATGCCAGCCGCAAGGTCACGCTCTTGCACCTCATTACCTTCTGGAGTCATGCCGATAGGTTTCTCAGATTGCTCAAAGTCCTGCATATCTGGAACAGGGGTAGGTCGTATGTCCCAGTTTCTATCGTCCGTAGGAAATAAGATGTCGCTGATTCGTGCTTCAGCGGCATTGACTTTAGGTCTGGTGATGTTGGCAAAGAGTTGCGAACCCCCTGACTGCTTGAGTCTTGAAGTCTCGGTAGCAGAATACTTCCCGTTATATTGAGCGAGGTCGTCCAGCCAGTTATCTTCTAACTCTCTACGCTGTGCAACAACCTCATCGGCTTTCGCCTGTAGGGATGTCCCAAGCGCGGAAAGTTGCTCCGACATCTTACGGTCTTCCTCCATCTGCTTTTCAAACCCATCCTCCGCTAACAACTCTTCGGGGAGGTCTGAAAACTCGTCTTCTTGTATTTCTTCTATAATTTCAGGCATTTGTTCCGCACATAAAAAAGCCCGTCACTAAGGACAGGCTTGAGAGGGGGTGGCGAACATAGGGTTAGTTTTCACCATTGTAGGATATATTATATCAATAAATCTGATAAATGTCCATATAGGGGTAATTAAAGGTGGTGTGAGTATCCACCACGATCTAACTTGTCGTATTTCTCTGTTGTATGCACTATTTCCTGTTGCAACGCCCCCAGCAACCAATAATGAGCCGATTGTAAATTATGCTTTGATGGTTTTACCTTGGAATCCTTACTGTAGTTTGCCCGCATAGCATTCTGTAGGTTGCGCGGCATCCTGTTAACAATGGTATCTACTGCCCGAAGGTTGCGTGGTATAATGACTTCTGGAGACTTCCCCTTGGATGAAGAACCCGCAACTAGCACCCCATCGGCTAGTTTCCCCTCCATCGTGGTGTTTGGATACCCAATCGAGGAAGTCTCCATTAATCTAGCCTCCCAGTTTGCCCAATCATATAACCTGTTCTCAAGTGCATAAGGAATTAAAGCTGGTCGTGCCATGTCAGTACCCCGCAGTTGTGTCGCCAGATTGCCATTGTTGCATCACAATCTCGCGCCTGTTCATTTCCGATTTAATAGTTGTAGACTGCTCATCGAACCCCACCGCTAAATAACGCATGGCATCACAAGCGTGTGAATACTGGTCGTGTAACGGTCTCGGTTTAAACTCTCCTGTACGTCTGTTTCTCTCTCTTCGATAGTTACGCATCGCTTCAATTAGCAACTTGCAATTTGTCTTGTCGATCCACAGGCGCGGAAAGATCGTCCTAACCGCATTAATGCCATCAGCAACACCAATCTGAGGGGCAACTTGGAAGTTTATCCCCAATGATGCCGCTTGCTCTAGTCGTGACCTCCCTGTTCCCAACTCCCTGACCATAATGTCATGGGGTGCTGTGTGCGTCCCGTAGGTGTACGGTTTACGCGAAAGATAAGCTATATAATGCGCCAGACCCTCTCCATCCTGCTCATAATAGTCAATTATCCTGATCTCCCTCCGCAAAACCTGATAGAAGATGATAGCGGTACT